TTTCCAAAGAAACTAACGCGGGGGCAGGCCATAAAAAAGCGGCGGCCTCCGTGGTCCCGAGAAAGTTATCTGTTATAGACTCATCCATGTCTTTCGTCCGCCGCCTGTTTTTAAGTTTATGGGTTAATCGGTTTATGGGTTTATCAGTTCAACTCATTTACTCATCTACTCTTCAACTTAATGGCCGAGGCAGGAGTCGAACCTGCAACGAATTTCACCTGCTGATTCAGTACATCATTCGCACTCTCCACGTCTCAATCAGCTTACATGGAGTAGTTTTTATAGCGTCTAACCAATTTCGCCACTCGGCCAAAATTCAAACTTTGATTCGCCTCCGTCATCGCCAGCTCCGCTATCGCCTCAGCCAGGGGCACCTTGAATTCCACATGCCGGGCACCTTTGCAGTCGGGGCATTCTGTATAACTGAACGTTGTAACCGCATCGGCGGCCTTGGCATCGGACTCGCTCCTGACAACCTCCGCCGGCAGGATCGGGATATGGCCGTCACCGCCGCAGGTGTTGCATTGAGTTCGGCATATTACGAAAAATTGTCTTATTGCCATTTTAAGCCTCTAAAATATTCTACGTCTAATCATACCCGCCGGCGTTCGTTGTCCCGATACGGCCCGGAAGCCGCTCGAATAAGACTACGCTGACTGCCGGTCTGTCATGCTCATTGTTTGTGGGTCCAGGTATTCTTTTAATTTACGGACAAAGAAATTCCGCAATATCGAAGTCGCTGGAATTCCTTCATTTTCCGGCAAGCTGACAAATTGATTGGAAAGACTGATCAGCGATTGATTGATGCTGTCATCATTGCTGAAATTCAGGCTGGTTATGGTCTTGCTCATGTTGTCGTTTTGCTTCTTTTTTGCCATTGTGCATCCTTGTCAAAACTAATTAATCCTTTATCGTCTTTCAGAATAATTATTCTTTAAGATTTGTCAACCATAATAATGCAAAATATTGATAAATAAAGATTGAGATGCTTTCAAATGTTTGATAATTCAAGACTTAGCAGGATAAAAAAAGTTGTCTTAAAACGTGGAAAAATGAAAAAAGTAGCCTTTAGCCATAAAATTGATGAATCTTTTGTAGAATGCTTTGAGAAGTTATATGATAAGCTCGGACCACCTAAATACCGAATTATTGAGGCTGCCCTTGAAGTATTTGATGCTTTGCCGAATGGAGTTCAATATCTATTAATTACTTATAATCATGAAGAGAGAGAACCAATTTTTAGTTTGTTAAATCAAATTGGCAAAGCTAAACAGGACAAACCATCGAAAGAATCAATGATCCACGAATCGATTGAGATGGTCAAGCATTTTGTCAGGTACAAGATTCCATCAGCCGAGCAGCAGCGATTGCTTGACAGTCTTCGCCAGCTTCTCTCCGATGATACCGCTGCTCGAGCATCAGCCGAAAAGCAAAGACATAAAAAGAGTCGGCGTAATCCTTCAAAAGCCGGCTGATGATCTGAATATCTCGCTCTTTTGAAAAGTCTATATTTTGCGGAGTGATATGTTGAGACATCTGGTTCTATCCCCTCTTCATCGCCCTACGATAGTATGAACGTCAAACGACTCAATAACTCTTATAGATAGTACCGGCAAGTCACTTTATATAACAGTAAAAAATAAAATATATTTCGCCCCCTCTGCTTTCGACTGAAAGCAGGATGAGGGGATTCGAGGAGAAAAAATGAAAAATATGATCATTCCTATCGTTTTGATTCTCGCCGGCTGTGGATCCGTGCCGATGGCCGGGCCGCAGGTAGTAAAATTTAACGGCCAGCGGATCTACCAGGGCCAGTCGAACGATTCGATCACCCAGGCACTGGGCCCGCCGGATGTGGTCTCGATGGGCAGCTATCCCAAGAACGCCTGGGCGGGTGGCGTCTGGTTCACACCGGGGATTCGCACTGTCGAATGGTGCTATATATCCGGCTCGCAAGGATTGATAATCTGGCTGGACGCCGGTACGGTCGGACGGGTCTGTCTCGTCCCTGCCGTGAAGATCAGAAGGTGATTCCGCCTTATATCCTAATCCCTAATCCCTAAATAATGGGCGGCCCCCGGAAAAGACCGCCCGGTCTATGACGATGAATAAAGCCCCCGCAGCTTCCTGTGAAAGCAAAACGCGGGGGTGGAAAGGAGGGTATGAATGCTTACGTTTTTTTGCCGTTGGTCCGTATCAATGACTTGATCTCCTCGCAATGCTTATCGAATTTCTTATCGATTTTATCGATCTGGAACTTCACGTTTCTCAGCTCGATCTCCACACAATCCTCCAGCCGCTTCATTTCCGGTGCGCAGACATCGCGGAAAACGATATCTTTCTTTGCAGGGTGCCTGTCGGTATTTGATGTATGTTTGTTCACGGCCCAGAACAATCCGAGGACCGCCGCTATTATAGTTCCTAACCCGATATACATTTCCATATTAATTAGTCCTGCATAGCATCTGCGACGCAGGATCCTCTCCACTGTCAGTCATCGAACTCGTAGCCGAAGACGTCCATCGTCGCCTGGGCGTCGGCCGTCGCGCCGGTAACGGGCTTGATCCCGAATTCATCGCCGGCATCGAAAATAGTTTTATCATTACCGTCATCCCAAATGACCTTGCTGTCGGTCGTATCGGTCATACCGGACAGGTTGTTTGCCGTTTTCCACGTATCGGCGCTGGCACCGTCTCCGATATCGAAATCCGTGCCGCCCGCAAGTGACGCCGTGGGCTGGCGGATAACGGTAAGGGTTACAATTGCTTTTTTATTGGCCGGAACCGTATAAACCGTAGTTTTACCATCCCCGTTCTGTAAATCAACCGTTTCACTCGCCAGTAATCCTATTCCAACTTCCTGCATATATGATATTGCCATAATTATCCTCTATTATCACTGTAAACCGTATTTCCCGTAATCCTGTCAACTACCGCATCGCCTGACCGCGTATATACCTGAGACGGATAATCATAAATATTGTCACCATCCTGCGGGTCTATCAAATTATACCATCCGAAAACAGGTGATAACTTATATAGCGATTCCTTCAGGCCGAATATATCTTCCATGCAGTCAAAAGAACATACCCCGTCCTTCAAAGTGCCGTAATCGACCGTTAAGATTCTTATTATCATCGTTTCGATTCCAAGCGGTGGATATGAAATCTTTATCACGCCGCCGGGATTAATGCCGCTCATTGTCCTGTTGCCGTATATCTTCATAATCGCCGGGAACATCGACATCTGGTTCTGCTCACGAGCCGCTACCTTGCCGGCAAGATCGTCATTAATTATCTGGGTATATGAGGCCTCGTTTGAAATAAGCATCTCATTTTGAACCGCGACCATGCCGGTACTAATACTTGTCGTGACAGATGGCAGATTATCATACATATTCCAGTATTTTAAATATGTGATGTTCGGCGTTTTCTTCAGCGCTCCTCTCGAAAAATCCTCGATTCTTACGATACCGGAATCGTCGTATTCGTCGAGAGCTTCCGGGTCGTAATCGTCACGAATCAGCTTAATTACAAACTTGCCCGTGGAATGATCCTCGTAAATGACGGCGTCGATACAGTCGAGAATCGATGCTATAAAATCCTCGAGCGATTGATTCGATTCCCATTTAACACACAGGCCGAACCCCTCATCGTACAAATCATCAGCCGCCGCCTGCCATATCGTATCATTGAACTTCGTCGTCGAATGGCTAAGCCCCCACTCGATATCGGTGAAACACTCCCGCAGAATATGAACGGGATTGATTTCATAATCCCTTATAGTCGCCTTGGCAGAATACCATTGCGTTTCGCCGGTCGATAAATGGGCAGTTCTTTTAACCAGATACCGCCACGGCTGGACATAAGGCTCCGTGCCGACATAGACATGCCGAAGAACGGCACAGGTCAATCCGCGATTAGCAGACGTATATGAACCTAATACCGATTCGAGATAATCATTTATCGCCTGGTCCGTATCACCGTATTCGAGATCGACATCGCCGACAAGGCCGCCACCTAAAGAATAACTGCCGTGATAAGTTGTTATTCCGCCGTAAAGATCGGGCAAATCAATCTCTGCCGAAGACTCGGCATCGTCGGCCAACTCGAATTTGTCGGCCGGGTTCGGCCATACAATATTTTCACCTACCTTAATCTGCTTAACCCCATCGCATCTGCCCTGGCATATAACATGCAGTGCTCCGTGATAATATTTGTAAAAATAAACATACTGGCCGCCGCTGTCGTCTATTCGCATTTTATTAGTCTGCGACTCGGTGTCACCCCACCAGCCGAGAACGGGATTTTCAATCCAGCAGGTCCCGAAGACGACCGTCATATCGCCGCCTTCTTCGATTTCGGGAACGTCGAATGTATTCGGATCGTGATATATCGATTTCGGCTTCTTTTGTAATGCACGGCTCAGACCGTAACTGACGGCCAATGTTATTGCCAATTTAATTAGAAATGGTATCAATTGAAAAGCGGCAAGTATCGGCATATTAATTAACAAGACTATTCCTCCCGATATAAGGATTCTTGACCGGCAGATGCCATAAGCCGCCGTAATTGACGGTATTATCGAACAGCTCCCGGCAGCAGTCGAGGGTGTGATTGCATCCTGCGTACGCCGTAAAAGACATACCGGCAGTGACATTTGTCGGAAACGGCCTGTCAATTACTATCGCATCGCCATTATGAGCGATAATCGTCCTGTGCGAAATGCCGACAATTATCTCGCCGCCGGCCCCGAACTGGTGGACGGCCATCGAACTGTCCGCCTCGATCATCTCTATTTCGGGAAAGGCAATCGTAGTCCCACCCCAGTTGGCAAATATATATATCCGATAATAAAAATAATCTTCGGAATTATCCAGAGTAACCGAAATCCAGGCGGAATAATCGGCATCGAGAATTTCCGTGTCCTGACCGCCCTCACCCTCGTATAACTGGCAGTCGCCCTCCCAGTCGATAGCATCTATATCGGTCCAGTCGGCACCATTATCGCTACCCTGAACCCGAAAATATCTGGCGTTGTACTCTGAAAAAATCCCGTTATTCAAATACTTGTAAATTCTTACTTTTTTAATTATCTGCGCGGAGGTCCACTGGCAGCTTATCCACTGGTCGCTGCTGCCGACGGACTCCCACCGGTGACGCGGAATTACTATTTCCTGCGAAAGTGAATTGTCAAACGCTCCGTCCGGCGGGGTTATACTCTGCTCGGAGCTTGCATCGTAGAGACAGCCGGCAAGGCCGGTCAGGTCGCCGTAAACGGCCGGATCGTCAACCGCTACCTCGCCAAATTCATCGGCCGTTATATCCACGCCGTCGATAGTATCAATCTCGCCGGATATCTCGTAAGACATATTATTAACGCCGCATCTATACCCGTAAAGCTTGTGCGGGCAGAGCTTCATAATCTTACGCCGACCGCCGGCGATCTGCATATCGGAACCGGCAGGCTCGAATATGAGAGTCGGTATGCTGTTGCCGTCGAACTTGAAATTAGTAAGATAGCCGGTATATTCCTTAATATAATTTCCGGCGTGCCCCCTGTACTTTGTAAGCGAAACGATAAGCTCCGGCGTTCCGGCAACAATCATAACAGCCAGTGAATGGCCGCGCGGAATCTTCAATTCAACCGCGTCTTTCGGATAATCGCCGGTCTTCTTTATAGCCGAACATTCGCACGGAGCCGATTCGTATGTATCACCGAGATAGTCCGTATCTTCGCCCGACGTAGTAAGATACCAGTGCGTCGTACCCATTGCGATATCATACAACTCGATGGGCACGCCGCCGGCAACAGATTGTTCGGAAGTTTCGTAAGTCATTCCTTCACCGCCAGCAATGAAACGTTACTCGAATTTTTGAACGCTATTATATGATTTATAATTACTGTATCGCTGGCCAATCGGCACAAATCCAGAAAGCATATCTGGCAGTCGCCCGCTTCAACCTCAACGCTCAGTTCGCTGTCAATACTGATTATCTCAATACTCTCATCGCTCTCGACTATCCCTGTAATTTCGCGGCACAATACCGTACCCGATGGAAATATAAACGCCAGGTGAGTTCTCAAATCGTTTAGTCCCATATTCTCAGCGAGTTTTATATTTTCTACCTGGAAAGAGGTATCGGAAGCCCCGATAGTATCGGCTAATTCCAGGTCCGTTTTATACGTCGGCACCCAGAAAGTACCCTGCTGGCCGAGCAGGCTGTGGATAAACTGCTTGTAAACCCACATGGCCTCTTTATCTTCATTGACAAAGCCCCAGCCCTGAATATTTATATTGAAATCGGAATCACTGAAATAATCGAAATCCCCGCTTCCGTAATCCTGTAGAAAACTATCACTATCTATCGATGACTGCTTCGGTGAGCCGTTTAGCTGCTTCGATCCGACCAAAAGAACCGGCAAATCAAGATAAGTCTGCTCGGCCACGAAGCCGGTCAAAAGTACATTGTCCTTTACCGCAAAGCTCACCTGGGCGAAGGCCGCCGAGGCAACGGGATTTTGAATTCTGGAAGCCTGACTTACCTGGGCTATTCGCAACGGCACTATCCATTTATTGCCTGTGTAA